TGGTAGGCTTCCGCCATGATCCGGCCAAACTGCGTTACCAGCATCGTGACCGGGAAGCTCTTGAACTGGAGCCCGAAGCGCAGGAACTCGCCCGAGATCGAGCCCGGCTGCGTGCGGCCGAGAACCATGGCGCGACCGAAGATGCTGGCCGAAGGCACCGCGAACTCGGTCAGGCTGGTGATCGCCTCCATGTAGCGATCCGCCACGCTCGCATCGCCCGCATCCTCAATCTCTTGCGACCGCAGGAGCTGGAGCCCGCTCTCCGTCTCGTGGACGCGCGCCCGCTGGATCACCGGCCAGTCGCTCTCCCCGATCCCGTAGCTTTTGAACATGCGCTGCGTGCGCGCCGGAAGATCGCCCCAGGAGCCCGCCTTCCATTTTGACGCCTGGGACATGAACTCCAGCCCGAAGGATTGCCGCTGCACCTCTGTCAGCCAGCCCAGGCCCGATGCGCGGATCGTGAAGTCAGCCATGCGCGCCGCCGCCTCGACGTGCAGCTCCTCCAGCTCGTAGCGCGCCACCGCGTTGCCGATATCCACCGCGTTCTCGAAGATCAGCCCGGCCTCGTTTGCCTGCGCGCGCATGGCGGGAGAGGTGGCCAGCCGCGAAAGCTGGCGCATGAACCCGAGCCTGGACATGCCGACGAACCCCGCCGCGATCCGCTGGGTGTTGAAGTCCGTCACGCTGGTGATCACCGCAGAGCCCAGGTGCGCGCTCGTCAGGTAATTCCGCAGGGCCGATGCGCCGCGTGCGAGCCTGGCGTTCTGAGGCATGTTGGAGCGGCCGGTGAACAGGTCCATCATGTCGTCGGCCACCTTCGACTTTCGGCGCGCCTTGTCCAGCGCGTCAGGCTCGGCCGACCGGCTGGCGAGTTGCTGCGCCGCGTCGGACAGATACCGGAAGGTGTGGAACGGGTTTGGCCCCAGCTCCTCCATCATCGAGATATCGATCGCCATGTTGTCGAGGTGGCCCATCATCACGCGGAACGCATCCTGCCCGCTGCCGAAGCGCTCGGAATATCCCATCCAGTCGTCGGCGCTCTTGAACTTGAAGAACCGATGATCGGCCCGCCGGTTATACATGGCCGAGCCATAGCGAGCGGCAGGAGAGCGGCGCGAATAGCCGTCGGTGCGGATCGCCTCGAAGGCGTCTTTCATCAGCACCTCCAGCGTCTCGTTCGTGAAGGCCAGGCCGTTGTTGAAGTCGCGGCCCATCGCCTCCAGATCGAGGCGCGGCATGATGAAGTTGCGCCACTCCTCATAGGTCGCCTTGCGAACCTTGGCGCTGTCGTGCGCCTGGGGAAGCCCCCAATCGGCGCGCTTGCCCACATGACCACCGGCCGCGTTGAACCGAAGCCGAGCCTTCTCTGCCACGCCGGACCAGGATTGCGCGATCACGCGCGCACCTGCGTCTCCGCTGTCCTCGCCAAACACCTCGCGCACCACCTTGCGCAGCATCTCGGGCTTGCGCCGGTTGCCGATCAGGTTTGCACGGAACGCCTGCACCGCCTGCGTCATGTCGCGCCGGAAGCTGCGCCGCACCGCCTCATACTTGCCCGCCAGCGTCGATCCGGCCGCGCCTCGCGTGTTCGACACCAGGTCTTGCAGATATTGCGCCGGGTCCAGCTCGCCGCGAATGTTGCGGTGTCGCTGGAGCCGCTGCACCTGGCGCTGGCTCGCTGCCGCCTGGAGCTGCATCACCCGGCGCTTTTCCGCAGCCTCGGCCCGAGCCTTCCCGGCGAGGGCGCGCGCGGCCTCGATCTCGGCCTGGGTGTAGCCCATGCTGCGCTGGAACTCGCGGAAGGCGTTGTCGTATTCCCGAAGCACGCGCTCGGCGCGCTCGCGGTCCATCTCGCCACCGGCCACCGCGCGATTGATACAGTCTCGAAGGCTCATGTCTTACCCTTTCACGCAGAGATCGAGGACGGCCACCGCCTCGTCGTCAGCATCCAGCTCGGCCGCAAGATCGGCGCGAGACTTTACCACGGCAATCTCGTTGCCTTCATCATCGAACCCACGCGCCACCGGCACCGCGTCGAACAGGTCGAACCGGCCGGGATCGTTCGGATCGAACAGCCCGCCGATCTCGGTATCATTGGCCGCGCCGCCACCCCGACCGAGAGGCTGCGATGCCCGCTGGTCAAGCCTGGTGCGTTCCGTGATAGGCTCGATCCCATCGAACAGGCTCTGTTCCCCGACGCTCGTGCGCTCCGTCTTGACAGTCCGACCATTGTTGCTTACCTCAGGAGAGGAGGTATTCCCCATGCGATTTTTTCTTGTAGACCGCTCCATCCCCGCGCTGGAGCCGGAACCCGGCGGCATGTTGCTGCTTGGCTCCGACGGCACCTGGTCGGACGTAGCCCCGGCCGAGGTTCTTTCGGACGAAGGGTCGCCCGAGGTGTCCGAGGAGGTGTTCGTCTCCGTCGGGGCCCGGCTCGGCGCTTCCATGCCAGGCGTTTCCTGACCCAGGATCGACCGCCATTGCGGCGGCAGCTTGTCCATCACGCCCGCATAGAGCGCTTCCATGTCGGCCAGCGCCTGCATCCGCTCATTCTCGGGCTGTGACAAGTCGCGGTAGACTTCATAGAGCTTGTGGCCCCGAGCCTTCTTGACCTCGAACATGCCGGGCGCCCAGAGATGCACCTCCCCGAGCTGGCCATCATCGAAAACCACCGTCAGCTTGCGGTCGAAGTATCCGCCCTCGACCACGTTCCAGCCTTCATCGAGAACCCGATACCGGCGCGCCAGGATCGCCACGAACTCCTCGGCCGCTTCCGGCGTTGGCGCATCGACACCGCCGCGCGCCACGTCGCTGATGCGGTTCACGTCGCCAGCATACTTGTCCCTGATCTTTTGCTCGATGCGCTCGCGCCCCTTGAGCGGTGCCGCCCTGGCAGTCACGCCCGCATCCCGCGCCGCGATCTCGATCTCCTGCGTCAGCTCCAGGTGGTTTCGCGCGCCTCGCGCCATCAGATCATCCACGTCGCGGATCGCCTGGGCGGCTTTCAGTCCGGCTTCGAGCTGTGCCGCCTCGGTCGGGTCCAGGTCGGGCAGGCGCTCGACCCTCGGCTCGGCCGCTGGCTCGATCCTGGTGTTTGCGATCTGGGCGCGCACGCCATCGCCGTTTACCGGGTCCGAGAAGCCTTCGAGGGGATCAGGTGTCGCTGCGCTCGCACGCGCAGGTTCTGCACCACGTCCAGAAGCGCCAGCTCCTGCCCCAGAGAGGCCATTTCGTTCAACCTCTTGTCGGACAGCATCTGCAACTCGCTGGGCGGCGTCTTGGAGCCGGCCGTTTTCTTTGTAGCCTTTCGCGCCATCGTTCAACGCCTCCGATATTGGCCCAGCACGGTGCGCCAGTTTCTGCACCGCCGCCAGGGCTTGTTCCACCTGTTGCCTGGTCTGCTTGTTGGTCGCCGTGTCAAGCCGGTTCGCGCCCGTTCCCTGGATGCGCTCGGCCCGCTCGACCAGGGTGCGGAACACGCTGCGATCATCGCGCATGATCCGCATGGCCCGCTCCAGCACCTTCGCTCGCTCCAGGTAGAGGCTTTCCACGATCTCCTGTTCCCCGAACAGATCGGCAGTCACCTCGCGCGACACCGGAGCCTGGAGCGCTTGGTCGAGTATGCTTTCGGCCTGGGCCGTCGTCTCGGGTCCGGCGCGCCGCAGGAGCTGCATCATAGCGCCGTGCATTCGTGGATCTTCCACCATCCGGCCAACCAGCTCCGCGAAGCGCTCGGGCACCACTTGGTTGATGAACATATCGAACGCCTCGTCGGACAGACGCGCCAGCGACTGCGCCCGAGCGATACCAGGACCGGCCGGAAGCTCGGAGATCGCGTCGGGCCGAACGCGCAGCACGCGGGCAGCATCGCGCGCCATCGCGGCAGTCATGCCGTCCGCAGCCTCGGAGATGTTCTTGAGCGCTGCCAGCACCCGCACGTCCTCGGCCGTGAAACCGTCGATCTCGCGGAACACGCGCGCGGCCAGCCTGATCTCGTCGCCAGTCTGGTCCATGATCCGCTTCGCAAGCGCGGTGCGCTGGTGCCCATCGGCCACCGCCCGCGATCCGTCGGCGTATTCGTAGACCAAGGTGATCCCCGCGCGCTCGGGTCGCCACTCGGTCACGTTGAGGAGCTTGGGCGTCACGCCGCCTTCGCCTACGATCTCGCTCTTGAACTGGAACACTTCGGCTTGCACCAAAAGATCGCGCGGGTCCACCTCCTCGATTTCGCCATTGATAATCGACGCGCGCGGCGTGGCGAAGGTTGGGCGGTCTGGCATGTCCGGCGTGCCGCCCTCGTGCGCCGCCTGTGCGGCCGTCTGGGCGCGCTCCAGGTGTTCCCGCACCTCTGCCCCATCCCCGCCATCGGTTGCCGCCTCCTCGTCCTCCAGATCGCGCCGGAGCTGCTGTGCAATGAACTTGGCCTCGGGATCGCCCGACGCCTCGGCCACGTCGATCAAAGTCCGGCGTTCGCCGCGCAGGAAGTGCCCGAGCCTGGTCGCCAGCTTGACGCCGCCCCGGAACACAGCGGGGCCATACATGGTGCCCGCGCGGATCGTGCCGCCAAACGTAGCACCAACGGCGAAGCCGAACGCAGCGTTTTCCCAGATGTTTTCCTCGGGCAAGCCCAGGTCGCGCAAGAAGGCGTTGCGCGTCGGTGTCGTCCCGACCTCCACAGCGGCGTTCAACGCGCCCTCGATCAGAGCCGTCCCCAGGATGCCAGCCCGAAATGTAGCACCGAAGGGCAGGGTCGCAATCGTCTCGATGTTGTCGAACCCGGCCGCGAACCCACCGGCAAGCTGCCCGAAAAAGCCGCTCACGCCGCTGCCGCGCGACATGATCTCGTCGGACCGCCCCACGCGCTCCAGAAGTGCGCCGGTGATCTCCTCGCGGCGCTGCGCAAGCGTCTCCGGTGTCACGTCCTCCGGCAGCTCTATCCCGCGCGCCTTCAGCTCTGCGAAAAGGTCTGTCAGCGTAGCGTCGTCAGGCGCGAACCGCTGCGACGAGAGCCGCCCGGCCATTTCCAGGGAAAGCACCTGGCCTTGAACGCGAACCCATACTGGCCCAGGGGCGAAACTGTCGATCTCCATCTGATCGAGGAGCGGCTGGAAGATTTCGCGCTCGGTCCTGGAGCGGCTGGTCAGCTCGCCCACCTCTTGCGCGCGGCGGAACGCGGCACCGGCAACCTCGCCAAAGGTGGCGCGCGCGCCCGCCGTGGCGCGCGGATCAATCGGCTGGAGCTGCACAAGTCCGGCCATCATTCGAACTCCCGAAGATCGAAGGTCAGGACGCCGCGCTTGTCGCCGTCGTCGGTCAGGAACACGTTGCCGTCGGCATCTACCGGCACCAGGACGTGCGGATCGTCAGGCGACGGCCGCAGCCCCTCGATAGTGCGCTCCAGCGAAACGGCCGAGAACGGACGGCCCGCGCGATCCACCACCATGCCGCGCGCAATCTGCGTGAGCTGACCGTCGGTCATGTTGCGGATCGCCCGGTTCATGCGGCGCTCGTCCCAGCCCGGCGGCAGTAGCGTGGCCCCGTAGCGGGTTTCTGCCAAGCCGCCGGTGCCGTCGGCTTGCTCGCCCAGCGCCATGCGGTATCCCGTTTCCAGGTCGCCCGTCTCGATTGCCCGGCCACCCTCGGCCATTGCCAGGCCGCGCGCGTAGGCCAGCGCCGTGGTGTCGAGATCGCGGATGCCCTCGGGAGCGATCATGTCGGCCTCCAGGAGCGGCGCAAGGATCGTCTCGCGCGCGGCTGCCAGGTCCGTGGCGCTGCCCCCCGCCAGGCGCGTATCGACCGCGCCGCGCAGGATCACGCCTGCCGCCTGCTGGTTGCCCATCGAATAGACCGCACCGGCCGCGTAGATCACCGGCTCCGACTGCCCGATCCGCGAGAAGATCGCCATCGCCTGATCCTCGCCCATCTCGGCAACCGAACCCAGGAACGCCGCGCGCTGGGGGCGTGAGCTGTTCTGGAACACCTCCGAGATGCCGTCCAGCTCGGCTTGCGTGAGCGGCACCGGGTAATCCACGCCTTCCGGCCGCGTGTGAGGTGCCAATAGATCGACGCGCTGGGCGATAATCGTGCCCACCTGCTCCATGTCCTGCGCTTCCGCCAGGCTCGGCAGCTCGACACCGACCGAACGGGCGAAGCGCACCGGATCATCCGCAGCCATGCCGCGCCGGTGATCCGACCACTCGCCAAGGCGCTCGATCACGCGCTGGGTGATCAGGGCCTCGGCCCCATACTTCTGCCCCTGTGCCGCCAGGACAGTGAGAGCGCCGCGTGCATCCTCCAGCACCACCTCGCGCTGGGCGGCGCTCATGCTTTGCAGGCTTTCAACGTCGCGGTGGAACGCCTCGACCTCGTTGATTGCGGCCAGCACTTTCTGGTTGCCCGCCGCCCGGCCGCGCAGGCCCTCGTAATCCACCTCGTCGGCCGTGCCGCCGTTGAGCGCCAGTTGCTCGATCAAGGGCAGGCCAATCTTCTCGGCCGTCACCGCGTCCTGCACCTGCTTGATCCGGTCCTGGAGGCTTTCGATGATTGCCGCGCCGCCCAGGTCCAGCTCGCCGCGCTCGGCCGCTGCCGTCATGTCGCCCCTGATCCGCTCGACGTAGCTCATAAGCTGGTCGCCGGTCATGCCGTGCGTTGCCACCTGGGCGTCGGCCACCTGGAACTCGATCCGCGCCTCGCGCTGGAGCTCGGGATAGGGCGACAGCGCCGACAGGATGCGCGCGCGCTCCTCTTGCGGGATCGCCACCGGCACGCCCGCCTCGCCCATCGACACATAGGCGTTGATCGTGTCCGACATGCCCTGTTCGAGCCGACGACGCTCTGCCTCGGCCGCAGTCCGGCGAGCGCTTTCGGTCGAGCGCGCCCGGCTTTCCATTGAGCGCAGCATCTCCATGCTTTCGCCCGCAGGCAGGGGAGAATTGCCGGAGAACACCTGCCGCCGGAACTCGTCCACATACTGACCAGGCGCGGCCGAGCGCATGAAGTCTGCCTCGATCATCATGCGCCGCGCGCCCATCGACACCTCGGCCATGTTAGAGGCGATAGCGTCGGCCGACATGGTGCCCGCGCGCGTCGGGTCTGCTGGATAGACGCGCCCGGCGATCTCGAACCCTTCGCGCGGCCCGAACTGCGCCAGGGTGTCGGTCGCCTGGGCCATGTGATCCGCCAGCTCGGCCGCTGTTGCGCCGGTCAGCGCCAGGCGCTCGGCCTCGGAGCGCGTCGTGGAGACGATCTGCCCCAGGGCTTCCTCCTGGCGCGCCATGACGCGGCGCTGGGAAAGCTCGATTGCTTGGCGCTCGGCTGCGATCCGGCCCCGGTCGAACTGCGCTTGCAGCTCGGTCGCCAGGCCCGGCATTTCCTGGGGAAGCTCGGACATGACTTGTGCCCGCACGCTTTCCATCTCCTCGCGCAGCTTGCCGATATCGCCATCGGCCCGCTGCATCGCGGCGCGCATCCCTTCCTCCAGCGCCGATTGCGCCCGAGCTGTAATCACGCGATCCGCCGCCCGGTTGAACGCTGCGTCCCGAACCGTGAACGGTATGCGCGGCTCGAAGGTCGAGCTGTTCAGCGTCTCCAGCTCATACTCCGGCGTGCCCGGCACGGTCACGGTGATGCCCTCGCGCCTCGCGCGCTCGTTGGCCTTGTCGATCCAGAGCGCCGAGAAATCCCGCGCGGTCATGGTGTCAGGGTTGCCGCCATTCAGCCGCACCGCCTCACGCCCGACAACGGCCGAGGCCAGCATAGGAGCTGGTGCGGTCAGGAGGTTGATCGCGCCCTGCGCGCCTTGCTGGTGCGCTAGGTAAATCTCACCCACGCTCGGCTGCCGGCCCAGCGCCGTGGCGAGCGTTGACATATTGTCCCGCGTGACCCGCGCGCCAGCATCCGCCGCCTGATCCACGTCGAAACGGTTTTCGAGCCCGTATTGCGCGGCCGTGCCGTCGATGAACTGGAACAGGCCACCGGCCGAACTGTTGGGGTTCTGGGCGGTCGGATCGAAGCTGCTTTCGAGGCTGGCAATCACAGATAGAACGCCGGGATCGACGCCGTGTGCCTTGCCTGCCCGTGTGATCGCCGCCCTGATCCGCGTCGGGCCGGGTTGGAGGCCGTCGCCCTGCGCGCCCATTGTGACGGTCGTATCCTGGCCGCGAAGCTGCCGCAGGCCCCATTGAGGCCCGCGCTCGTCAACCGCGGCTAATGCCTCTTGCTCGCCCCGCGCGGTCTGCACCTGTTCGACGGCCGGGCGGATGAAGCTGTTGGCCGCGCCGAGGATATCCTGGAACGCAGCGAAGGTCTGCTCGCGCCCGCGACCAAGCTCAGGCCGAGGGGAAACCTGGGGAGTGACAAGGGCAGGGCCGTAGCGGCGAATTGAAGGCATGGTTTACCCCGTCAGTTGATACGCATCGAGGCCGATCTGAGCGGCGCGACCGAAGCCCGCCAGCATTGAGGATCGCGCCTCGGACATGAGGCCCCGCGCGCGAAGGCGGGACATTGCGGCGCGGTTGTCCGCGTTCTGCCTGGTCACGTCCAGTTGCCGCTCGGCCAGGCGTTTAGTGCTTTCGGCCACATTCACCGGCGTGCCAACGCCGATATCAAGCCCGTTGGCGAGCTGGATCACCTTTTGCTCGCCCGTCAGCTCGGCATATTCCCGCGCCAGGTCACGCGCTTGCGCCGCGCCCTGGGCTTGCTCCTGGAGCCCCTGCGCCCTGGCGAACGCCGCCTGATCCTTTGCTGCCCGGCTTGCAGCCACGCCCTGCCCGATTGCCGCCAGGGCCGATCCCGCGCTCAACACCTGGGACAGTGTGACGACACCGGAGCCAGCCGCAGCGGCACCAGCGGCTGCACCTGCCCCGGCTCCTGCCGCGCCAGCGCCCGCAAAGAGCGCCCCGACGGAGGCGGCGGCGCTGGATACGGCCGTTCCGATTGCCATGAAAACTGTTGCCATGCCCGCCTCCTTAAAACCGGATATCGTAGGTTATCGACCGCAGGAGAAACGGCATAGGCTCGATCTGCGTGATCTCCACCGTTGGCTCCTTCTGCCAGCGGCCCAGCCCGCCGATGCGCTTTGGCCCCGTGAACAGCACCTCCTCCAGCGTCGGGTCCATCAATCCGTTGTCGTAATTCTGGAGCGAGACCTGTCGCGCACGCCCGCCATCGTGGCCCGTAATCGCCACCGCGCCGGTGCGTTCGAGCTGGAGGAGCGCGCGGAAGATGCGCATGTTCTGCATCGTCGGAGACAGCTCGCCCCGGCCCTTGAACGGGTGCAGGACGATCCTCGGAACCTGCTTGAGACCGACCTCGGCCGAGCTGGCATAGGACGCCGTGCCCAGGTCTATGGAGCCCGAGGCCACCGTGAAAGCGCCAAGCGGCAGGCCGTCGCCATGGACCTCGACCACCTGGCCCTCCAGCCACGGATAGGCCGACACGTCGATGGTCGATCCCAAACCCGAGATCGAGACGCTGCAATCCGACATGAACGCATCATCGAACTGTTCCAGGAAATGCCAGGTCGCGCCAGTCAGATCGCGCTCGACCATTGCGAAGGCGTCACCGCCCTGCGTCGTGGCGAACTCCAGCGGCGTGCCTTGGGTCTTGATGCGGAAGAAACCCGTCACCTGCTGTGCGCGGTCGATCACGCACATGGCCGCTGGCGCCTCGTTTCCGCTGCGATCCAGCCCGGTGTTGGCGATCAGTAGGGTCGTCGGCTCGTCCACATCGCGCGCGCGCCGCAGAACCGGGGATCGAGGCGACGACATGAGATGCCCGGCCAAAAGCGACACCGGCTCGGCCGAATAGCTTTGCTCGGTGTCGGTGAACAGATACTCGCGCAGCGCGCGGCCGCTGCGATCCACGAACAGCGTGCCGCCCTGCACGTCAACCGGCTTCACGTCAGGGCTGGAGCCGTGGCGGCTCGTCACCTTGAGCGCGATGTTGTCGATGGTGATCGGCTCGTCCGGCACATAAATCTCGGCCGAGCTGGTGAAAATCTGGAGGTGCCGCCCAGGATAGATGTTCTGGATCGTCACCTGATCGTCAATGTTCGGCGCGACCACAATCGGAGACGCGCCCACCGGGTCCGCGTCCTCCTTGAAATCGAACAGCGCGCCCGCCCGGCTGGCCACGATCACGTCGGGCCGCGCCTTGAAGCCGCCCATCCAGTGTCGCCCCTGGTAGAAGGTGCCGCAGCTTGGATAGCCGCGCGTGGCGCTCCAGAGCGCGTCAAAGTCCTTCTTGCCGAACTGCTTGCGAGACAGCACCACCGTGCCGTCGCCCGTCAGAATGTCGATCACCAGGATCGGCCACGGCTTCCTGCCGTCCTTGTCGGTGAACTCGACCTCCAGCTCCGCGTTCGCGTCCGATCCCTCGTTGATCCGCACCGCGACCGACGTGATATCGGGCAGGCTTTCGATTGCCGCCTCCAGGTTTATGGCGTTCGTCGCGGCCGTCGTCGTCCAGGCGATCTCGTCGCTGGTGGTTCCGTTGTATTCGACCAGGAGCTTATGCCCGTTGGCCATACCATCGAAGCGCAGGAACTGGATTTCGTTCTCGCCGCCTCCGGTGTCCTCGTCGTCAAAAGAGAACTCGGTGATGGTGTCGAACTCCAGCGGGCTTGACCGCCAGTCCTGATCGCTGCCCAAGCGCTGCACGATGTAGGACGGCTGGTCCTGGTGATAGAGGATCATGGTGTCCAGGTTTGACGCGGCCTTGATCGCTGCCACCTGCGCGTCGGTGTGTGGGATCGGCGTTGCGGCCACCCACGCGCCGGTCGAGCCGTCGAACACGTCGCAGCACCCGCCGATCATCGCCAGGATATACTCGTCCTGGATGCTCGTGGTCAGGCGGTGAAGCGAGAACGCCCCGACCGTGCCGCCGGAGCTGTAGCCAGCCTCGATCTGCATCTCGACGCCGGACAGATCGACGGTTGCGCCCTTGAGATCGGCCGCCGACGGGTTGTCAACGATCACGCGCCAGTAGCGCGCCGTCCCCAGGAGCGTGTCAGGAGCTGCGCCGAACCGTCGATCATAGGCGATGTTGCCCACGCTGATCGAGCCCGCGTCGGTCCAGGATGATCCGTCGGCGCTGTGCTGGAGCGTCATGTCGGCCGAGCTGACGCCGGACGGCAGTGACACAAGCCGAAGATCGCGCAAATCCACAAAGGAAACGGCCTGGCCCGAGCCAAAATCAACGCGCAAGACCTCGTATTCGGTCGCGGTGCCTATGCCTAGCGTGGCCGTGCCGCCTGTGTCGTAGCTGCCGAGCGCGGAGCTGTCGAAGCCGTACAGCTCAAACGTGGCGGCGGTCAGGACCGTGATCGAGCCCTGGTGCCCATTGATCGGGCTGGCCAGGATTTGCTCAGCCGTGCCGCCGGCCGAGTAGGCGGTAAACCCGGTGCTGTCGATCCCGTCGAGCGAAAAGCTGTCCGCGCCAATCACCGTGATCGTGTAGGTCTCGTTGTTCAACTCGGTCATGCCGGAGACGCCGGTGATCTCCACCGTGTCGCCAGTCGAGAACCCATGCCCGGCAGCGGTGATGACGCAATAGTTTGCCTGGGTCGCGTTCGTGATTGCGGCGGTCGATCCGCTCGGCACGCCCATGCCCTCGATCCCGTCGATCCTCACGCGGTCGCCGGTGCTGTAGCCGTGCGCCGGGGCAATCACCACGGCCGGGTCGGCATTGCTCACGCCCGAGATCGTGGCCTCCGATCCAGTCTCCAGAAGCGTGTTGCGGTCGCCGTCCGTCAGGTTCGCCGCTGTCCCGCCATTCGCCGCCGTCACGGTCGCGCCGGACATGTCGATGGCAGAGATCGGCCCGCGCTGGAGCGCGCGGAAGCGCCAGCCCTCGCGCCGCTTTGCCCCGCCCTGGGGCAGCGGCACCGCGTTCTCGATGATGCGCGCCGAGTTGTAGAAGAACGACACGTCCTCGCGGCTCCAGAGGAGCGGATCGAACTCACCGGCTGAAAGGCTGGTCTGGACATGGCGGCTCGTCGGCATCAGTAGACCCCTCCGAAGCGAGCGCTCCAGATCGGATCGTGATCGTCCAGGAGCGAGCGGGTCGGATCGCCGGTCGCGTCGGCCTCGGTCGCGGTGCGAAACAGCCCGCCCCGGCCGAACTCGCTCGGGTTGCCGTAGGCGATCTGGCGGTGGAACTGTTCCTTACTCGCGTTCTCTGTCACCGGCAGCGCCAGGGTTGCCGCGATGGCCTCGATTGCGAGCGTGTGGAAGTAGCCCGGCCATTGGCTTTCCGGCGCGCGCCAGATGTATTCGATCACCGCCTGGTCATAGTTGCAGAACAGCCAGCGCTCTTGGATCTCATAGAGGAACACCTGGGGCGCGCGCTGGCTGGTGGCGTTGAACACGGACAGCGGCTTGCCCACGCGATCCGTGCGCAGGGTCGGCAGGAGGAAGGCCCGCTTCCATTCGTTGATCGGCGTTCCCGCCGCGTCCTCCTGCAAAACCTTGCGGCGCGTAGCAAAGCTCCAGTCGTGCGATCCGAGGAGCTGGAGGATCGTGGGCTCGTAGAGCTGGTTCACCTTCTCGGCCGTTTCGCTGTCCTCCTCGAAGGAGGAGATCGCCGGTTCGCCCAGGCGAGCCAGCGCTTGCGATGCAACGTCCACTCTGCTGTCGGTCATGTCATCTCCCTAAGAAAAGAGGCCGGGGCCATGACAGCCCCGGCCCGTCCCTCGCATCCACAGCCCAGCGGATTAGAGGAAGACGTCGATTGCCGCGATGGTGACGACACCGGCACCGCTGATGGCCGAGACGTGCGCATCGAAGGCGGCATTCGAGGCGTGGATCAGGATGCGATCCCCGACGTTCAGAAGGCCAGCGGCCGTGTTGAAATAGCCAGCGCCCTTGATGGCGGCTTTGGCATCGGTTCCGGCATTGTAGCTCCAGATTTTCACGCCACCGCCGGAGCCGCTGTGGTTCTCCAGTCCTTGCAGGTTGAAAGCCATGATGGTTCTCCAGGTTCAGTTTCAGGAGAGGGCGAGCGTCAGAGCCCGCCCCCCCGGTGGCGCTTATACGCCGTCTTCGTCGCAGGTGATCTCGACCACGCCACCGGCGTCGATCTCGCTGGAGCCTGCCGAGAACAGCATGTTGGCGAGCCAGCTCGTCTTGGCCGGGATGTAGTTGACCTCCATCCGCTGATCCATTCCGATGGCGTGCCCGATGGCCGACTTCGCATAGGCGAAGGTGGTCCGGTCGCCGCCGGTCAGGTCGAGCCCGCCCTCGGCACGGGTGGCGATCCACTTGAACGACATGCCAAGGAAGCTAGCGATATCGCCGTTCACCAGGGCGCGCACCGTGTTGAAGTCCGCGCTGGTCGCCTTGGTTTCCCCAAGGAGCCCTTCGCGGCCGACGTAGGAGCCCACATAGGTGATGTCCTCGTCCTCGCCCACGCCGTTGTCGCCGAGGAGGCGAGACGCGCGACGGAGCTTGTCCACGTTGAGGTTGGTGTTCGCCCCGCCGATGGAGCTTGCCACGGTCAGGGTGGTTGCGGTCGCCTCCAGCGCGTCGATGATAAGCTGGTCCTCGCGGCGGCTGATCGCCTTGGCGATGGAACCGGCCAGCTCCTCGCGCTCGGAGATGTTGGTTTTCGCATCATCGAACACGTCGGTGTATTCGGCGGCGTTCCAATCTTCGAGCGTGGCTGTCGCGTTTGTGTGCGCGAGGTTCATCGGCACAACGTCGGTCTGCTTCACCCGGCGGGTTGCCAGGCCAGCGGCCAGTTTCGGGAAGCGGTGCGTCGAGCCGATAACGCCGGTCTTGACGCGCGTGGTGTCGCGCAGCTTGCCCATGTCCTGATAGGCGTGCTTCACATCAGCGTCAAAGCTGGCGATTGCTGCGGTCGAGAGAGAGGTGGACATTGCGTCACTCCTTCAAGGTTTCAATCGGGGGGGATCGAGGGCCTTGAGGGTCACGGGCCTGTCGCCTAAGCCGGGTGCCGTTCCTCGCGGGTCTGCATCTTGTGCGCCAATATGCCACCAGCCGCGCAATCTGGCAAGCGCGCAAAAAAAACGCCCCGACGGGAGGAGATTGCCGGGGCGTTCCAGTAGGGAGGTTTCTTACAGGGCGCAAGCCCCGCTGCACCTATAACACGCCGGAGCGGATCGAGCCAGTCTGTTGCGGCGAGTTGCCGAACGCCTTTTGCATCAGGCGCTGGGCTTCGGCCATTGCCGCGTCCTTTTCGGCACCGGCAGGCATCCGGCTTGCGGCCGCGTGCCTGGCGTATGCCTCTTGCGGCGTCACCGACCCATCCGCGCCGTCGGCCATCGGGATCGGCTTTTCGCCCATCTCGCCGGTCAGGATGCGGTGGAAGATGCGAGCGGCGCGGCCGGTGCCGACCATTTGGGCGAACTCGGCCATGTCCTGCTCGTCTTTCAGCACGCCGCGCTGGGCCAGCTTCTCGGCATAGGTGCCGATGGTGTTGACGATGGTGCTGGCTTCCTTCTGGCCGACCTCCTTGACCAGCACCTGCATCTCCTGCTCGCCGCTGATCTTCTGCGCCTCCTCGTTCGAGACGCCAATCGGCATCCCGCTTTCCGCGATCCCACCCAGGCCCTCGCGCATGAGCTGGGTGAACGCCTTGTCGGGGATACCGAGCTTGTGCGCAGCCTTGCGAAAGGCATCGACGTAGGGCTTCGAGGCTTCGCTGTTCAGCTCGGCTGCGATCTTGTCGTCGTCGCCCTCGGGGTCGAATTTGTAGCCGTCGGGATCGTCGGGGACCGCGCCCTCCAGCTTGCCCTCGCCCTTTCCCCTCTGCGACAGCTCGCGCCGCGCGCCCTGGTAAGCCTTGATCAGCTTCGCCAGCGTCTTGTCAGCCGTCGAACCCACCAGATGATCCGGCAGCTCCATGCCGTCCGGCAGTTTCCAGGCGTCACCGCCGCCCTCGCCTTCCTTGCCGCTGGTCTTGGTGGCGAAGTCCAGGATCGAGGAACCCGATGGGCCGCCTTCGCCGTCGCCACCTTCGCCTCCTGCGCCTTCCCCTTCGCCGCCGCTGCCGCTGCCGCCGTTTTCGTTGCTTCCGCCGAAACCTCCCGAGCCTTCATCGGCCGGGCTCCACACGGGGGCGTGATATTGCCAGAACTTCCGCATGCACGTCGTCTCCTCTTTCGCTGGGGTGTGAGTTTGTCAGATCAGCCCGCGAGGAGCTGGTTCACCTGGTCGTTGATCTCGGCCTTCGCCTCTCGCAGCCGGGTGACAGCGGACCATTCGCCGGTGCGGTTACCGTCGCCGTCAGCGACGAACGCCTGCATGTCCAGCTCCTTGATCGCCGCGTCGATCTCCTTGTTGAGCGAAGCGTTCGCGCGCTCGATCCGGCGGCGCGAGCCCCGGTTCACCTTGGAGCGCTTCACCTCTCCCTCGATCTGAGCGGGCTGGCTGGCCTTCGCTTCCGCGATCTTGGCCTCCAGGTCTGCCACCGTTTCGTTGCTGTCCAGCTCAATCCCGAGGCCCCTCGCCTCCTCGATCAGATCATCCTTCTTGGCCATTGCCATCTCCTTCTTGCGCCAGGGTGATATTGTGAACGATATCGAACACGACTTGCGCCATGCCCTCGCGGTAGAACGCTGCATCGGCCCCCTGGCCCGGCACGCAGCGCGTCAGGTTGACGTAGCGGTTATACATATCCGCCAGCACCTCGCGCCCGATAGGCGTCGAGAAAACCACTGCGTAAAGCCTGGGATTTAGCCCTTGCTTCACCGGCGCGGCGGCTTCCGTGCGGCGCATGAGATCGCGCCAGGCGTCACTGTCCGCGTTCTGGAACAGGGCATCGAGCCCGGTGTTACCTTCGGCCATTTTGCTGCCCCCCTTGGGCTTCGACGGCCGCTGCCGCCACGTTGGGATCGGCCCCTTGCGCGGCCGCACCTTGCGCCGCCGCTGCCTTCATCAGCTCGGCCTTGCGCTCCTTGGTGGTGCGCAGGTCCATCGGCACGTTCATCAGATCGCCCAGGCGCGGCGTGACTTTCTCCAGGTCCATCTCAAACGCCATGAGCTGATCGCCGCCAATGGCTTTCAGCATCTCCATGAACCGCACGATGTTTTCGACCTCCTGCATAGCTTCGCCGCGCGCGAGCGGGCTCGTCATGCGCACCTCGATCAAGAACTGGTCGATCTGGAGCCCCTGCGTCGGCAGGATTTGCTTCGCCTCCAGGATATCGACCACGCGCTGCACCGACGGGATCACGAACTCGGCATAGAGACGGCCGAGCCCGCCTGCCTGGTCTGCTACCAACTCACGCGCACGCTGCACGAACTCGGTCGCGGTGCGGATCGGGCCAGCCTCGGGCGGCAGGCTGTTGTCACCGATCACCTTGCGAATGTTCATGTGGAGCGTGTCCAGCACCAGCTCGCCAAAGTCGATCCGCTGGGGGTTGTCGAGGCGCTGGAGGCTCGGACCGTCCGGCCCGCCGTTGCGGCGCACCTTGATGATCGAGTAGGGCTTGATCGAGATCGGCCCGTTCAGCCCGTTCTCGGTCGCGGTGTAGACGCCAGCCACGGCCACGGCTACGGCGCGAAGCGTCAGCTCCACGATCTTGTTCGCGGTGCGGATATCGGGCAGCGCGAACAGAACCGGACCCCGGCCCCGGTTCTCGCCGGGCAGCTTGGAATAGCGCGGCGTCACGAAGGGCGACGTGCGGCTCTGGCGCTCGACCAGGCGAGCCTTGTCCGCGCCCTTCTGCCAGAACACCTCGTAGCGGAACGGCCGCTCCTTCTCGTCATAGTCGCGGTAGACCACCGAGGACAGCTTGACCATGCCGGGCGTCGGCTTCTCGGCCTC